GAATCCATATGATTCTTCAACAGAACTTTCTGAACGTTGCTTGTATTTGTCCACCGCTCTTTCAAGTGCTGTTTCATAGTGTTTAGGGTCTAATTCAACCTCTACCATGCCATCACCCAGCATAGTCCTGCAGTGATCAAAAACAGATTGCTTGAGAGACAGTGTATTTTCTGGAGTTAGTACTTGGTCAACCATTGTACTATATTTATGTGTCTATGATTGCAATAAATATGTGTGCAATGCCAAGGCTATCCATATACAGACCAGAAAAAGGTAAAGATTACAAATTCTTCGATCGTAACATCAAAGAATTATTTCAAGTGGGTGGTACAGACGTTTATATCCACAAATATATGGGAATACACGATCAAGGTGAAACTAATGATGCTACTCAGCCAAAACGATCAGTAATTGATCATATGAGCATACAGGACCTACTTTTATTGGAAAACAGAGACCGTAAGTACGAATCAGATGTTTACACTGCAAGAGGCATATACACAGTTTCGGACACTGACTTTGATCTGACACAGTTTGGATTATTCATGCAAAATGATTCTCCATTCATTGTGTTCCATCAACGTGATACAATCGAAAGATTGGGTAGACGTTTGATGAGTGGTGATGTATTAGAACTGCCACACAGGAAAGATGATTACAGTCTAGATGAGACTATGGACGAAACACTTAAACGTTTCTATCAAGTCGAAGATGTTAACGTTACAGCAGAAGGATTTTCACAAACATGGTGGCCTCACTTAATTAGAGCAAGGTGTAAACCACTGAGAGATTCACCAGAGTTTAGAGACATCATCGGCACAAGAAATGATGAAAACTCTACTGCATACAAGCAAGGCACGGGCAGACGAGATCAAGAGATTAACGATGCCATAATTGCACAGGCAGAAGCAGACGCACCAGAATCAGGTTACAACACACAACCATTATACATTTTACCGGTAGATGACAACGGCAAAGTTGCTATTGTAACAGCAGACGAAGAAACAATAGATGCAGACACAGGTAGTATTAAAGCAGATAAGGTTATGGATTCCCCTAGAGGTGATGGTTACCTACAAGGATATCTCACTGCTGATGGTATAGCACCAAATGGTGAGTCGTATGACTTTGGCACATCATTTCCAGCAGGGGCTGCCAAAGGTTCTTTTCATTTGCGTACAGATTATTTGCCAAATAGGCTATTTAGATATGACGGCAAAAGATGGGTGCATCAAGAGGACGACGTGAAAATGACAATGACCAACTTAGACAGTAGATCAACATCGAAAACTAGTTTCATTAACAATGACACTATCACAACCAACAAAGATGGCACTACACTAAATGAACGAAGTGCTTTGAGTCAAGCATTGATAGATAAAGAACGTAAAACACCAACTGAAGATACGGATACCACAACATAATGGCAAACATTTCACACTTTTACGACGGGCAACTAAGAAGATACATCATTCAGTTCGTGCGTATGATGTCAAACTTCCAATATGAAACAGGCAAGGATGCAGATGGCAACAAAGATCTAATCAAAGTGCCTGTGCGTTATGGAGACATCAACAGGCAGGTAGCAAACATACTGAGACAAGGTTCGGAAAACGCCCTTGTGAGTGTGCCACAGATGGCGGCTTACATCTCAAACTTGTCATATGATAGACAAAGAATGCAAGAGCCCACACACATAGACAAGTTACATGTGCGTGAACGTTCATACAATCCAGAAACAAAAACATATTCAGGTACACAAGGCAATCAACACACAATCGAACGTATCATGCCGGTGCCATTCGAACTTACTATGAACTGTGACTTGTTTTCAAACAACACAGATCAAAAATTACAGATACTAGAACAATTATTAGTGTTGTTCAATCCAGCACTTGAACTACAAACCACAGACAACTGGGTGGACTGGACGTCATTGAGTTATGTTGAATTATCTGACCTAACTTTTTCATCCAGGACTATTCCAAATGGCACAGATGATGAAATAGACATTGCAACTCTGCAATTCACACTGCCTATTTGGTTAACACCTCCAGCAAAAATTAAGAAACTTGGTGTGATAGAAAAAATTGTTGCATCATTGTATGATGAAGATGCGTCTAAGATAGACGTGTCTGGCATTATAGGTTCCGATCTACTAAGTCGACAAGAAATTACTTTTGGAAATTACGGATTATACGTTGAAGGTAACAAAATAAGACTTCTACAAAGCAAAGACACATTCAGTGAATCCACAGGTGACGGAGCCCATGCTTCTTTACCCAAGGATGATGCCAAGACAGATTCACAACTTGTATATGGAAAAGAAATTCCATGGGTGAAGATACTGAGTGCATATGGCACAATCACAGCAGGATTAAGCAAAGTTAAACTTGAGACTGCTATCACAACTGCCAACAACGAAGACACAGTAACTTACATCACAGGCACTATTGCAGAACATCCTACCGAAGCACATCAGTTGTTGTTCACAGTTGACACAGATACTATACCAACTGATTCCGTGCCACAATTTACTAAAATAATCGATCCAACTGTAACTAAACCTACTGGATCCGAAGTTGATGGTGAAAGATATCTTATAACCCAAGCGATTGGCACTGACCTACACGACATTAATATCACAGGAATCACTCATGCTGGTGCCACTGGCATTGCTACTGTGACTTGTTCACTGCCACATGGATTAGCAGTAGGAGACACTGTGAGGATCACAGGCGCGGCACCTAGTTATTACAATGGCACAATAGGTGTTGCTTCAGTAACTAGCACCACGGAGTTCACTTATAAGACAGTAAATCCGACCAATGCGGCGGCAAGTTCCGCAGAACAAACAGCAGATCAAAGTTTGATCACAGCAGGCGGTGGATATTTAATTGTGCCATCTCCATTGACGTCACCAGCACTGGGTGAACCAGTTGGTAAAACCAACAGAGCCGGCAGTGCATGGGGTAACCTTGTTGCGTCAGAATCAGACATAATCCAATACAATGCTACGACCAGCAAATGGAACGTTGACTTTGACTCTTCAAATGTTACCAATGTGCAGTATGCCACCAACAATACCACATCAGTGCAGTTCAAGTGGACTGGCACACAGTGGCAAAAATCATGGGAAGGCGAATATGCTCCCGGTGATTGGGTGCTTGACCTTTAGACTGATATAAATTATAATACATTATGACTGAAATCGTTTGCAGTGGTGCACTATTCTATGCCAAGTCCACGAAACGTTTCATGCTTGTCCAACGGGCAAACAAGAAACATCTTGGACAATGGGGTATAGTGGGAGGCAAGGCAGAAGGCAAGGAATTGCCTGTGGAGGCACTCAAGAGAGAAATATCAGAAGAAATTGGTGACACTCCTTCGATCAAAAAATTTATACCTTTGGAGATGTTCACCAGCACTGATCAAAAGTTCTTCTTCAACACCTATGTGTGTGTTGTGGATACAGAATTTGTGCCAGTGTTGAATGGTGAACACATCGGCTACTGTTGGGTGCAGATGAACTGTTGGCCAAAACCCATGCACCAAGGACTGTTCAAGACTGTGAACAGCAAAACAATCAAATCAAAATTACAAACTATACTGGATATTATTACCTGAAGATGTCTTTCGTTTAGAGGCAAACGGTTTTGCTATCACACCTGCGTACACTGGCAACGGAGTCCCGTCTGGTAGTACCGTGGTTGCGAACCAAAGTTCGCCATGGTAACCTTCTGCTCCGAACAGATTTGGAAAGTGCTCGATCATGGTCACAAGTCTGATCAAAAAGTTTTCGGGACTTCTCACGCATACTCCACTGGTCACAGCCAACTTCCATAAGTCTTCTGCTTGTTTGACAGATTCATCTGTGGCTTGTTGCATCAAATCAGCGGACATTTTCAGTATCTCTGCATTGGCACACAGATGATCTACCCACACCATGTCGCCTGCCTTCCATTCATGGTCATCTGACTGTGCATAGTTTAGTGTAGAATAGACTACAAAAAAGAAAAATACTATTGCTGTGATGCCTGCAACGGCTCTAAAAAATTCGTTCAATGTGTGTGTCCTCGTGTATTTATTTGGATTGGATATAGGTTTTACCGGTCAGTTTTTCTATGTCACGTATCATTTCTTCCATGTTGATCCTCACAGTCTTACCGGTCTTAACATTGCGTGAATAGTACTCCCATTCACCCTGTTCGTTGTGTGGAGATATCTTGGTCACGTTGCCCGCCTCATCTTTTACGAACACTTCAGCACTGGATGCCTCGTCCTTGGCGTATATGTGTGCATAGTTGGTAATTGTGGCAGGATCACTGTTCACAGCCAATGCCACGGGGGTGTTCATTTTTATTCGACCACCCGCATTTCCATCAACTATAAACTGTCCATTGTTGCCTGCGGGATCGGCGGTCGTACCATCTGTGGAAACTGCAACAGCAAACTGTGTCTTGTTGGCATCGTTGGTGTTATCAAAAGCAAACGAACCGCCAACAATGAGTGCTGAACCATTCCAGTATTCGTGGTTACTCCTGAACAGGTAGTCACCTGCCTGCACAGCACTTGGCGATCCTTCCGTGCCCCTGTATCTCCTTGTCCTCACGTCCGGGGCGTCAGCCGAGTCGTTGTACTGCTCCATCCTGATCTGTGTGGTCTGGGCACCAGTG